AAGTCAACATAGATTGAGTCAGTATCAATGTATATGATATAATCTTTATCGCTTGTCTTAAGCACTTTGTTAAGATATTCGTTAACAGATTTTTGAGCATATCGAATAGATAACTGACCTGATGTTGTGATAGCTTCAGCCATGTCGTTAATATAGTATAGGAAGTAAATATTAGCTGTAGCACCATAAAGAGAGTTCATAGCAATTTTAATAGCCATTTGCTGGTTATGTAAATTATTTGCTTCACGTTTTAAATTCTCTTTAGATACAGGATCAGTTGCTTCCTCAAGGGCTTGCTCAACCTTAAGCATGTTTTGTTTAATGATTTTACGATTACCATAGTATTCGTCAATAATTTCTGGAATGATACCCTTAACTTTATTAGTAAAGCATGCACCATTAGCACATACAGACATGTCAGTTCGTTGTGATTGGAACGATCCATTCAATACCATTTCTTGAGAAACATATTCACGTTCCTCAGGTAAGTATGTTTCAGGTGACATGTTGTATTGCAACATAAGGTGTGGATACAGAGAGTTCAAATCAAATGATACAACCCAAGGATGCATGCCAACTTTTGGATCTTTAACATAACCACCAACGAGATCACCAGCTCTTTCACCAGGTCCACCTTTAATTGGTGGTACACGACCCGTTGACATCAAACGACGATAGAGAGTTGTTTCCCAAATACCCACAGTACCAAACGCATCATTAAAGTTTACACCACCACCATAAGCAACGGTCATAACCAGGGATAACAAACCGGTTTCATCTTCAAATCGCTGAATTAGCCATGTATCTTTAAGGTTATAGTCAAGATATAATTGTGGGTTTTGTTCATACAAATCAGTAAGGGTACCATATTCAGAGTAATCTAGTTTCTTTTCACCAAGAACAACGTAAGCAATATGGTCAAGCTTCCATGATTCTTGAGGACCATATTTGTAACCAAACTTTTTAAACGCATCCATATAGTCAACGACTGACACACCACTGATTTGATATGTGTTTTGCATTTTACCAAAGAACTCTCGACCGGTAGGTCTGATATTACGCCAAGGAGAAAGATCTTTTGCCCACTCCTCACCAAACAATCTAATCATACGTGTGATAATATATTGAATATCAAAGTATTCGACGTTCCAACCAGTAACAATGTCTGGATAGTTATTCATCCAAATTTGTTTGAACCGACGGAGCAATGCTTCCTCAGAGTCAAACTTCATAAACTGAATAAGATCTGGATCAAGGTCGAGTAATGTTTTTGATTTGTCGTAATCTTTTAAACCGAGCAAATGATACTCTTCAGATTTAGAAGACTTATAAGCAATAGATGTGATAGACTTATCTGCGGTATTCATATCAGGATAGCCGTCAGCAATGTCCACCTCAATGTCAAACGAAACAATGTTAATTTTGCTTACGTCAAATTTAATTTCGTTTGGATACTCTTTTTGAATAAATGACGCAACATGGTTGGTCGTACCGGCAATTTCAAATCCACCTACGTCTTTGTATTGCTCGACCCACTCTTTTGCATGTTTCATTGAGTCCATACTGATTGGAGCCAATGCCCGACCAGTAGTAAGTGAACGAAAACTAGAATTTTTGTCGTCTGTAAGGCAATACATCGTTGGGTTGTACTTAACCTTGCGCTCAAAGCGTGTACCATTTTGGTAACCTCGCCAGAGAATAGTATTGCCGTAGCGCTCGACAGATGTGTAAAAATTAGACATGCTCATCCTTTATCATAATATAGTTCATAGTAACACAAGTTTGGTGGAATGTCAACCTTTTTCTTTCCATGAGTCCATTTCAGTAATAATGTCGTTGCCTTCCTTATCGTGAGCAATACCAAGCGCCATAGCTTGAATGTCGTTAATAAGCTCTTGGCAAGTTGCTTTATCATAAGTTTTTTCTGCTTGTTCTGAAAACTCGTTACGAAGTCGATGAACCATGATGGCTTTATCTTTCATAACACTAAGACGCTTTATTAAGTCTTCCACTGAATGTTGCATATTATTCTCCTACGCTGCAATTTCACTAAAGTTTTTGACCTTTTGGAATTTGAGGTGGGATACAAATTTGTCTCCGAACTGATCACCTCGGTGGCTGATAACAAAGATATTGTCGTCAGCATTTAAGTTTTGTAATGTTTCAATCAAGTTTTCAACACCGACACCATCCATTGCGCCATCTAGTGTTTCATCAAGTACCAGCAAATTAGTTGATACTGAATTACGAAGCTTTGCTACTGTACGCCAGGAAAGCATGATACTTAATGTAATACGAAGCTTTTCACCTTCAGAAAATGAAGCATATGAAAATGTATCACGGAAACGAGACTTAATTACCTCGTTAAAGTTTTCATCTAATTGGAAGTCAACAAACAAATCAAACGCAGACAAATACTTATTAATCAACTTATTCATTACTGGTATGTATTGACGAATAATTTTAGATTTAATACCACCATCCTTGAGCATAGTAGATACAATACCTAGGATTTCTTTTCTATTAAAGAGTTCGGTTTGTTCGACTTCAATGGAATTTAGGTTTGATTTAAATTCTTCAAGTTTTGTCGTGTCGACAGCTTCGACATCTTCTTCAGCAGATTTAAGCTCGTTTGAAAATCCGACAAGCGCTCCCTTTGATACTTTAATTTGAGCTCTATGATCTCCAATTTTGAGGTTGTTGTCTCTAATCTCGTCTTCAATTGATGATATCTCTTCAATTCTTGATTCATAACCTTTTACCTTTTCCAATAATTGTTCAAGCCCGCCGTCGAGTTCAACGATCTTTTTACCTTTGTCGGTAATAATAGTTTCTTTAAAATCATGTTCAATACCTTGTTTACATGTAGGACAATTATCATGATTGTTATAGAACGAAAGCTCGTCGTGGTGGCCACGAAGTTTAATAGCTAATTCTTGCTTTAAGCGCTTAGCTTTTTCAAGCTTATCTTTTACAGTAGGCTTATCAGTAATAGTTTCATATTTGGATTCAACCATTGTTTCAATAGACTCTATATTACCTTTTTCTTCTTCAATTTTAGTAATATGCTCAGTCATTTTAGCGCGGATTTTATCAACTTCCTTTTCTTTAATCTTACGAATAGAATCGTTATGCTCTTCAGCAGTTTGGATTTTATTTTCAATTAAATCTTTTTGATACGAGTTTTCATTAATGTTTTCTTTATTCAATCCAACTCGATCTTTTAATAAGGTATTCATTGTGCTAAACACTTGAATATCTAAGAGGTCTTCAATAATTTCACGTCGAGAATGTGCAGGTAATTCCATAAATGGAACATAGGTTGCACTACCTAATACAACAATTTGAGTGAAAGATTTGTAATTTAATTTAAGGATACTTGATTCCAAATAAGCCTGATAATCACGGGCGGCGGCATCTTGGTTAATCATATTTCCATTTTGCCATATTTCAAGTAGGTTTGGCCTAATACCACGGCGAATAAGATACTCGTTAGGACCAATAGAAAATACGATTTCAACTAACAAATCTTTTTGATTTATTGAGTTAATCAACTGGTTTTTATTAATTTTTCTAAATGGTTTACCATATAAAGCAAAAACAATAGCGTCAAGCAATGTTGATTTGCCAGCACCATTTGTACCACTAACTAGAGTATTTGCTGTATCATTCAATTTGATAACAGTAAAACTATTGCCAGTGGAAAGTATGTTTTTATAACGTATTTCTTTAAATAATATCTTCATACAATACTTTGAGCCTCAATATATAATTCGTCAATTAGATCTTTGATTTGTGATTTATCAACTTTAGTTTCCATAGAGTCAATATAAGCATGAAGAATATCTTTTGTATCCTGAGTTTCATCTAATATTTCGTCTACACCAGTACCTTCAATATTCAACGCGTCTTCTATAGCTTTAACATCAGCTGCGCCTGAGTCAGCTAATTTATTCATAAACAAATCATGTATATATGGATTTGTTCTATTTTTAACAATGACCTTAATATATGCATCTTGGATATTCGTGGTATCCAAATGAGCGATATCCTCAATGGTCATGTCAGCATCATCATATTCAATTTTATGAAAGACTTGGAATGGATTCAATACCCGCTCAAGTTCTCGCGTTTCAGTATCTAATACGTGGAAACCACGGCGGCCTTGGTAATCTGACCAAGTCATTTCATATGGAGCACCAAGATAATTAATGTTGCCATTTTGTGATGGGTGATGGAAATGTCCAGAATATACTTGTTCAAAAGACTCAAATAATTCTTTCTTTGTACCATGCTTACACAACTGGCCTTTAATCATTTCAAATCCCATGATTTCAAAATGACCCATAAGGATATGAGCACTTGAATTTTCAATGGCTTCAAAACATTTCTCACTATTATTTTTGGTGATCCACGGTACCATCATAACATCAGTTGATCCAAATGTCAACTCTTTTGGTTCATGCTCGTAAATATGGAAATTATCATATTCTTTAAGCAGCAAATCCATTGAATTAACTTCATTTGTATTTGTATAATAAACTGAGTGGTTACCAACAACAGCATGGTAAGTAATACCACGTGATTGAATTTGGTCAAAGAAAAACTCTTTAGCTCGTTTCAAAGAGACATAATTAATAAACTTACGACGATCAAATGTGTCGCCCAAGTCAAGAATTGTTTTAATATTGTTATCATCAATATGCTTAAAGAATACTTCTCGGAAAAACTTTTCCTGGTGATCTAAAAATACTTTAGAATCACCACGGACACCGAGATGCATATCAGTAATAATAGCTATTTTCATTTCTTTTTCTCTTTTTTCTGCGCCTCTTTGTCTTCGTAATCTTGTACAAAGCTATTCATATAGTCTGCGCTTGTATTGAGATAAAGATCTACTTCTTCACCGGTGTATGTACCACCGGAAGCTAACATACTTTGAGAAGATTTAAATCTAATGTACATTTGTCTTTTTTCTTTAGCGATACGTCTCAAAAATGCATACCAAATAATTTGTGTAAAGTAAGCAAATGGGTTTTGAGATTTATCA